CAGTCAGTGTACACCAAAGGATACTCGTCAAACTCCCCTGGACCGAAGTAATCAAGTACCGCTTGCCATGCGGTGGCTCTTTGGAGGGGTTCATCTGAGAGGAATTCCTCTATTAGCTCCTTCTCCGTGCTACCAATAGAGTCTGCAATCGATTTGATATCATCGGCAAACCATACCGGATAATCCGGATGATATTGGTTGTCCGAGAGGATTCCATTCTCATAGCTGCATTTCTCCAACAGGAAACGGTGGATCGTCCACTGCTCCCTCCCCTCATCCTCATCAACGAAAATAACTTCTGCCTCCGGGGGATAGTGTCCTGATTCATCGAGGAAAATCAGAAATCCACCATAATCGATAAAATTGACGTCCCCTAGATTTCCGATGTATTTCCATTTTGGTTGTTCAGTCATTTCCCTTCCCCATTTCTGATGTAGTTGCAAATTGCTTTGGCCAGAATTCCACGCTTCAGGCATTCCTCGATGGCATCCTCAATATTGATGCGTATCCCAGAATCCTCTCCCTGATATTCCCAACCCATATGTTGGGCCGCCTGTTGCCAGACATCGTCCAGGTCGAGGTCATCCGTCACAATATCCTCTAATTGCTCGTGCACCATTTTCGCTAATTCTTTCCCGAAATCCGATCGACCCCAAAAATCCCATGACTCATGGAATTCCTCTAATTCCTCCCTGCTCCAATCCTCCTCGTCGGCAACGGGATAATTCTCCAATGCTCGCTCCCATTCATAAACCGCATCAGCCAGAGAGGGATGGGCCAAAATAATCTCAAACCACCCCGGCCCCCAATGCCCGAATCGGTGAACCTCTACCGTCTCGGATTCGCCCCCTAAGTCTGCCAGAATTACTCGGAAATTAGATCGGTCCAATGCTCCACTATCCCGTGTTTGCATCGCTGGTGCCAGTATCCAATCCTCCCTGTCCTCTAGTTCGATGTGAGAATCGAATCCCGTCGGGCGAAAATCCCGATACCGAGTCAATCCATCGTCCTGTTTGGTTTCCATTTTCCCTACCCCCTATTTGTTGTGTGGCTCGAAACCAAAGTAAAATCTAGGATTGTGCTGGAAAAATAGACTTCCCCGCACCTTGTCCGATTTTCGCTCGACGACAACCATCGGAGCCATGAAACCCAATACAGTAAAATCGGCCGATAACTCAGACGTCGACCATACTTGACCATATTCCGCTTCCAGTTTCTCCCGTTCCGCTTGCTCCGCGTTGATTGTGGCTTGTAGCTCACGTCGGGTTGCTTCAGTTGTATCCATTTTCCCTACCCCCCCTAATTAGTCAGTTCCATTTCCGTTACGCCAATCACTCCGCCAATCGAACCACTTCGTTCCGATGGTTCGCCCCTCAGAGGCTCTAGCAGCTTGTCTGTCCGCTGCTCTGACCCTGCCCCTAGTTCAATCCCCCAATCGGCAAGCTGCACTAGAAACGATTCCAGCCGCTTAGGTTCATATGCTGCCAAGTAGTCGAGCAATCGAGCCAATACTTGGCGATAAGGGATCGTACCCCTGGCAGTAGATGGATTGCCGAACGACAAGATGCCCTTGATCCGGATTGTCGCATCGATCGGTACGATAGCTTTGGCTTGTGGCAGATTGCTGCGGTTGATATCCTTGCCAGCGACTTTGCAAGCTGCCGCGATGAGATCGGTCGGAACCTTGTCCAGTAGCTCAGTTTTCATTGCCTTCCCCCCTAATCTACAAAATAAACGTTAATAGGATCATCCAGACGCAATTCGCCCTCCGGCACCCCGAGCGGGATTGCCGATAGGGGCTCTTGCTCCCGCTCATACTCCCATGCCGCGATCTGCAGCAACGCCAACCGCAGCTGCGTTTCGAGTTGATTCAGCCTAATCCGTTGCTCAGCGGTCATGGTCTTACCCATTTCTGCGCTTGGCACAATCTGCGTACCCAACCGATAGATCGATTAGTGACCACCACGTCCCGACCATTGTCCGCCTCAACGAATGCTGAACCCCCATGTCGTCGGATGAGAATTACTAGCCCATCTGGATCGATGTAATTAATGATGCGTGCCATTTCTCTTCCTCCCTTTGCTTGTGGAATTGTTTCTCGCCTTCCTATTTGTATATATCCATTCGGTCCCAATCAATCCCCACTTCAACCCGCCAGTCGGAATTCTCATTATGGGATTTCCGCAGAAAACCCTTATACCGTCTCAAATTGAGAAGTCTCATTTATATACTTTCAACGTTGAATTTCTCAATGCAGAACCCGGCAACGTTGAATATCTCAATTTGAGACATCTCATTATGAGATTTTTCGCATTCCCGGCGGAAAATTCTTGCACCCCCAGGCGGCCGGCCACCAAAACGCTCACAAGTGTTCGCGAAATTGAAAATCAAGTGTTCGCGAAATCATTTTCAAATGTTCGCAAAATAATTCCAAATCAATTCCAATTCCAAATCAAAATCAATTTCAGTTTCCATTTCCTTTCCAAATCAGACTCAAATCCGTTCTGAAACGTAAATAGAAACCCGAGTACATCCAGAATCCAATCCTAGCCGCCTAGCATCCACGCTCACGCACGTTTTGAAAGGAAAGGTCCGATCATACCAGAAATGATTTCGTGCGGCAGAGAGCCGCCTAGAGCCCCAGAAAAATGTCTGGGTAACCCCCCCCTAAATTAGAGAGGGGGGGTGGGGGTGTTTTCTGGGGGGAACCTATTCTTTTTCCACATCCTTTTTATGTGGCCCCCGCCCTAATACCCGATACCGCATAAAATAACTCGGTCGATTATCCATCCAACCCGCCCTCACCGGCGGTACTGCCCGGAACTTGCAGGACTGGAAAAACAATTGCGCCTCCAATAATTCCTCGGGCACAAAGGTGGTAAGCCAAGCAGTCCTACCGTATTTTGCCTTTTCCTTAACCCGGTCTATTAGTGCCGTCCCAAATCCCTGCCGGCGGTGCGCTTGGTTAATAGCCATTTTACAAACCCAAATCAGGGGTCGGGTCTTTTCCCCTGCTGGCATCAGTACATAGGATAATGCCCCCAATACCTGGCCCTCTACCACTGCCACATATCCAGTTGACCTTCCCCACTGGGTTGCGTCCCATGCCTGGAAATACCCGAAGGCCTCTACATCCAGAGCACTAGCCTCCCCACCCCACTGCAATGACATGGGTCGTAGTGTTACTTCGGCATTAGGTGTCTTCTCCGACACAGCCATCGCCGCTATCTGGCCCTTCTGGTTGGTCTTCGTCCGACTCGTTATCAAGTTTCTTTTCCGTTTTCTCTCTGGGCAGTACTACCCCATCCACCGCCCCACCAAATACATCTACATCATGTCCAGCAGCCAATTCAATCCTCTTCTGCAGTGCCCGTGCCTCCATAATCAAATCAAAGGGTACATTTTTAAGGGGGTCATCCCCCCCTTGGAATATTACTGATTGTTGCCGGTTATCAACCAGCGTGCCGTCATGCTTAACGGTTCTGCGATCCGCCCACCTGTCTGGGTCGCGGTTATACAGCCAAACCTGAATTGCCGTTATGTTTTTAGCCAGTGCTGCCTCATACAGTGCATTTTCCACATCAATATTCTTTTCCGCCATACTAATTTGGACGGCATCCTCTACGGCATTTCCGAAATCCGGGTCTGTTATATACCCACGATACAGTGTGGCATACCCCATCCCAATTTCTCGTGCTGCTTGGGTTTTTGTCATCCCATTACGCACCAAACGGATGAATTTCCTTTTGGCCTTAGCATCCAATTTCCGGGGCACACTTATCGTCTGCCTGACATCCTCCCATTTTTCCATGGGTTTACTGCTAAATACAGCACCCCAATAAATGGAAGTCCGCCGCATGACCCTCGATGCCTCATAACGAAATGGCATCGTCTTCTTGATAAATGGCAACACATAGTTGTCCCACCAGTGGTCGTAAGGTGTCCGCCAATCCCCGTCCATTGGGTCTTCTTCCCCGGATGGTATTTTCAACACAACATGCCTGCGGTAGATGACTGTCCGCAACCCGTCCGTACCAAAAATCACAAAGGGATCAGTGAATTTAATTTGGGGGACTAAGTGGACCAGTGCAATATATGGATTTACCCAGGCATCTAAATCCAGGATGGATACTTCCTCATCCAAATCCAATTGTATTTTCTCAGCATCACCCTGAATAATTTCATGATCAGGAAATCGGTCATTGGCGATGGCTACCCGTACTGGGTCAATTTCGATGCCAATGACTTTTCTACTACCGTAAATTCCCTCTGCAATTAAATCCCCTTTTCCAAAAAAGGGACAAAGTGCTATTCCGTGGGGAATGTCGTCCATCAATTCCTTGCGGACTTGCTTTTTGCGTTCAAAATCGACATTGATACGCCATCTTTTAGCTGGCACAGCTAACCCCCAATTTCAATAACCTTTCCCACCTTAAGGCCTTCCTCGTGCGTCACCATTACCAATTGAATCCCCAATTCTTGGGAAATCCCCGCCAGCATTTGCTGCAGTGCCGGCCAGTAGTCTTTGGACAAATTCCGAAAGGCCTCATCCAAAAATAGGATTTTCCTGCGCCTAGGCTTAGCTAGGGTTAGGGCCGCCAACCGCAAGGCAAAGGCCGCCACGTCCACCGGCCCCCCGCCACTGGCCTGCAATGGCTGAATATCCAAACCATCACGGCGAAATACCAGCCTGGCCTCCGTCTTACCCCTTTTCCTCTCAAAGTGAATTATAAACTGATATGCCTCATCGCCAAAGACGGCCTTCAGGCACCGTGTGACGACCGAGGCCACTTGCTCGTGCATTTTCTCCTGCACCGCCTGAGCCAATTCCTGAGCCAATTGCTGGGATTCTGTGATGGTCTCCAGCTTTGCCTCCAGCCGGGCAACCTCGGCGGCTTCAGTCTGAACCGCCTTTTGTGTGGCGGCATGGGCTATCTGTAATTTGGCAATAACAGAAGAGTGACTGCTGAGGCTCATACTGGTTCCTTCAACAACTGAGCCCACTGGGTTTCGAATTTCTCAAGTGCTTCGTGGTATTCATCCTCGACCTGTTCAGCCTCTTCCGCCAATTTAATGGCTAATTTTTCCGCCTGCCGAATTGTTTTGCACCCATATTTTTCTTCCAGCTGACTCATCACCTGTTCCAACATTCCTTCTGCCTTAGCCTGCTCCCGCTCTAATTGCTCAACCCGACGCTTCAGTCGATCATATCGTTGAATATCCATTCGAGTTCTCCTCGTTCAACCGCTTTAAGCATTTCCGCCAATGAGATTTGCAATTGTTTCAGGCTCATCTTGTCCACCTGAACAATCCTTAAAACCATTTCCGGGGTAATCTGTTGGATATCCTCCACATACAATGCCTCATATTCCCGTTCCAAAAGTTCTAGTAGTCTCAATGACACACCAAAATCCGTAGCAGTTGCCAGAGGTAATTTCAGGAATTTCTGCCAGACTTCACTACTCGACACGACTACCATCCAATACCTCTAGTAGTAAATCTCGCACCTCCTGCCGCACTCCGGGTTCCTGCGCGACACGCCACAACTGCTGGCGAAAATCAACTGATGATAAATCCAATTCTTCCAGGCTCTCCAGGAAATCACCCAGGACTTCGGAATCCCCCATCACCTTTTGTACCTGGCGACTGGCATCAGTGAATTTGTCTGCCGACGTATCCAAATATTGCCGAGCGACTTTGCCACTGCGGTGCAACAGGCACACAGAGGGCTGAATTGGGATTTCATTTGCCTTCCTACGAATGAACGTACCGCAATTGTGAACGGTCGTATTCCCTATCTTCACATCAAAAGGGATGTGGTTGTCGCCGCTGAAAACCACATCGAATTTTGCAAACTTCTTCTGCCATCCACGAATGTGGGATTCCTCTGGTGCCCCTGGATATCCACAGCCGTCCTTCCAAACGAAGGCATGGATGATGAGGACGTTCAATTCATCTGGGTTCTGTGGTTCAGGAATTTCGCATCCCCACGGACAACCATACACCCGAACCCCTTCACAAAGATATTTCCCTTGTTCTCGACTACTCAAATCACGCAATACATCTGCCTGAACCAGCGTCCAATAGGCTGTCTTCTCAATCTGTGGGAGAGAATGGTAACTTAAATCATGCTGACCAGGGATAGCCAGAATTTCAGGCATTTGAAGAATTGCAAAATTAATTAACTCTGGACAGCTGCTCCATCTGTCGAACACATCCCCAGGAACGATGACGGCACAGTTATGTTCCTTCTGCAGAAAAACCAATTGCCGCAAATACTCTCCCATCACCTGATACCAATCCTCATCCGCACGGCACAGTGGTCTTTTGTGGCACAGATGCAAATCGGCAACGGCAATGGCTATGACTTCATCGGCCTTCCGCAAATCGGACATACCTCACCTACCTCCTTAGTTAATGCCTCTTTTGCACTACCCAATTCCCTCTTCAACTTCTCAGACGCCTCCTCCCATCGGCCGTGCTCGTCTATCACAATCCGCAACTCGTCCAAATACCTTAGCCTCTCCCTGACATCCGCAGCCATGGTTTCTAGTGTTGTTAAACTAGGCAATTTCCTATCCAAAACTGCCTGATGCCTGACCGCATTATCCACCAACTCGGATACTAATGAGGTCTTGCGGAACAGTACCGCCGCCTTATTGCCCACAGAAACCACCAGACTGCCCTGTCTGACGACTTCTGCCAGTTCCTTAGCCCTAACCTCATATTGAGAAACGGTTGCCAGAGCACGCCTGAGGGCCTCCAGATTGCCTCTGATTGTGAAGATTCTTTTATCCACCTCCTCTAAATTTTGAAATTGGGTGACCAGGAGCGGCACATCACCGTAACGTACAGCCTCTTCTGTTGCGGCGGAAAGCCTGCTCCTGGTCACCTCACACTCACTGCGAGCAGCCCTCATCCTCGCAGCAATTTGGCCGAGAACATCGTCAATGGCACCCAAATCAACGATCTGGTTCAGTTCCCGGCCAACTTCCCCAGGTGATAGACAAAACCAGAAAGGTGCGTCATGCTGGCTCTGAAAATTAACAGCGCCTAAATTGATTGCCTGCTGCACTGGCTCAGGTGGGCCCGAACTGCCCCATGCCTTGAAGGACTGGCCATTAAGTCGGTATTCGTTTTCCTGTCCTTTACGGCGTGCTGCAGAGGTGTTCGCAAATTTCACTTTGACAATGCACTCTTCTGCACCATCCCGCAAAAAGGCATCACCTAGAGGCCTATCCGTGGCAATCCACCGAATGGCCCTTAGCACCGCCGACTTGCCTACATCGGATGGGCCGATGAAGACAGTGCAGTGAGGGTCAAAATGCACACGCAATAAGTCATGTGCTTGGAAATTACGAATTTCCAGTTTCTCTAGCACGCTTTTTCCTCAACAATTCCAGTTCCAGTTTGAGTTGCTCATTCTCGTTTTCCAAGATGGCAAAATCATCCATCAACCGCCGCAGGGCCCCGGTAATAAATGGAAGATGCATGATGTCTCTACAGGCCTCATACAATCCATGCATCAAGTCGATTCGATTGGCGGTATCGATAATCACCTTTGCTCGTTCTTTCATCTCAATCCTCCCCACCTTGAAAATCGGTAGCCGACAGCGGGATTTTCATGGTGCATCCAACTGTCTCCGAATACTCCCCTTCCTCTGCATAGGCTCCAATTGTTTGGAAATCGACAGATCCTTCAGCTGTCTCCATAAACAGCTGGGACCAGATGAGTTCTTTCGGGTACTCAGGCAAAATTATCTCTGTCATCCTTAGATGCTCCTTAACCCTTTCTAAATTTGTTACTTCTGTCATGGCGTCAGCCGTCGCTCCGGGTGCCGCTGACCGGCCATCCCTTAACCGCGGAATTCAATGCATTGTGGAAAGCATCCACAAGGAAATTAAGACACTCTGCTCGTGCATCATCATTTCGTTGCTTCTGCACGGCTTCCTCACCTTCGAACACTTCAATTTGTCTAGCTACCCAATTGATAGTTATCGAATCTTTACATTCGTCGGCATTGGCTGTTTTATAAACAGATTCCCATGCCTTACACCTATCTTTCGCATACGCCCTTATTGCCGACCAGACCATTTCTCCCAACACATGAACAAACAAATCACCACACATGTTGGCTCTTAAAAGTGTGTACTGTTCATCAGAAAGTGGAATCGTTCTCATGACCAAGTTCCCTCCGCATTCCCATAGGCATTCAAAACAGTCTTAACATCCTCCACATCCACTACGGTCGCCAGAATTCCATACCACTGGCAGGTCAGCCGCCAGTGCCTTGCACGTAACGGTTTCCACAAGACCACTGGAAATCTGTCATTCTCCCTGGCATCCCCTGCCGCCTGCTGCCACCACTCCTGCAGCATCCCAGAACCCACATGATTGGTGGCCGAGGAACCATAACCGTATTTCACCTCAAAATGGATATTAGGCAACGCCTCCAGACACACCACGTCCCTACCTTCAATTCCAGAATACTGTTGTCCCCTGATTGCGTCATCAAACCCCAATTCCCTTAGATAGTCCCTGGCCTTACGTTCCCCCACCTTGCCTTTGCGTCTTGACTTTCCGTTCACCAAGTCCCCTCCTTAATTCCAATTTGAGGATATCCCGATCCGCTACTTCAGGGTCGAAATTGGAAATAGTCTCAATATACCTAGGTGAAATTACCCGCACGATGGACCTGCCGCCACGCGATGAAACCAGCATCATCCAATATCCCTTTGACCAGACTGGTTTACAGTACACATTTGCGGGATAGTCCATCGCGTAGTCAACCACCACCGTCCCAAGTACGTCATCCGTTTCCCAAAAAATATACTGCTTCAGCGAATCGCTAGGTGCGCCATAAACAACTATGTTGTATTCGATGATGCCTACATGCTGGTGCGGCTCGATGTTAGGCAACAGACAACAAAGCAGCAAAAGCATCCTTGCCATTTCACCTATTCCTCTGTTGATGCTACTTTTGCCATGATTGCCCTCTCCCTAGCCTGGAACAGAATCCGCAGTGCTTCCGTTTGTTCATGCCCGGATTTTGTATGGTTGACAATTCTGTGTGCTACATCCCAAAACCAAGAGGCAATCAAATGATATTCTGGCATTAAATCGCCGTATTCAAAATACCGTAGAACATCACTCGGGGATTGCACCGTCATTTTATGTTCCTCCTAACCACTTGGTGATAGCTGCCACTACAATCGAACTGCCGGCAAGAATCAAATCAGTCAGGAGCAATTTCACCGGCGTATCACTCTTCCAAAAATCCTCAATCCAAACCCCCGCCAGTCCTAGCATTCCTCCCAAAACGGTAAACACGATTGCCAAGTAAAAAGATGCCTGCTGAAGTGTGATCGTGGTTTGCATTATTGTTCCTTTTCTCGTTGTAGTGCATCAAAAACTTCTTGCCGATGCACTGGTATATCAGTTGGTGCGTCGATACCTAATCTGACCCGGTCCCCGCGAATTTCAACAACAATGATTTTGATGTTGTTGTCGATTACAATTGACTCGTCCTTTTTCCTGGAAAGGATTAACATTTTTCATCATCCTCCATAAAGTCCCCGTCCCCGTACCCGTCCCCGTCCACGTCCCCGTCCCCGTACCCGTCCACGTCCCCGTCCCCGTGCCCGTACCCGTCCACGTCCCCGTGCCCGTGCCCGTACCCGTCCCCGTCTAATCTTGCCGCCAACTTAACCCATTCATTTTTCTCCTCAGACGGATTTCCAGCAATTATCTCCTTTCTCATAACCCACTTTACAATGCCTTCCCAACAAGCACCTTGCTCCTCCACATCACAAACAGTAACCCAATCCCTGGGCATCCAGGCATTGTTATCGCGCATTGTTCCATTCCTCTTCCGCATTAGGAGTTACTTCAAACACCGCAGTCACTTTCCGAACCTCGATGTCTGCAGGAGCACTAATTTTGCTGCTATCGGTCGGTCCTGTATGTGCTAACTGCAACACTCCCTTAGTCGTTCCCCATTGGATAGCCATTTTGGCATCCTTCAATTTGATAGTGTCTCCGGTAGTGTCTTCAGCATATCCAAAAAACACACCACGATATTCAGTACAAACGATAACAGGTCGTCCTGCCATCTTGCGGACCCGTGTCTTTTTTGTAGTTGTTTTTCTGGTAGCCATTTTAGCCCTCACTCATACCTAGGTTTTCGTTTCTCTCCACAGGCGGCTTCCACATCCGCCCACACACCTGCCACCAATTCCCTTAGATCATTTTCCAATCCTCTTTCTTCAATCTCTTGAATCAATTTAGTCTTCTTTGCCACACCCAGCGCCGCCTTAAAATCCTTCCCCGTATTGATTGACCCCGCATCAGTCTTTGACCAATGCTTTTCGGTCAGAAGATAATCCACACAACTGCCCACATCATCTATCCCCAACTCGTAATAAATTGGCAGCTCTACTGTTCGTTCTCGGCCTGTAAACCGGTTCTTCTTCACCTTGACCCGGCAGTTAACCCCAATTGTTCTCTGAGTCCCCCTGACCATTTTGGTGATTTTCTTAGTCACACTCGACCAGAGTTCAACTGTGGCGTAAAAAGTCAACGCATAGCCGCCAGAACGGGTCTTACGTGGTTCGAACATGCCCCCGCCCACATTATCCCGAGTCTGGTTGACGACTATCAGAATCGATCCTGTGTCCCTCAGGCGGTACAGCATAGATCGAATGCCCGCGCTGTTGATCTTCGCCTTACCATCCCCGTAGGACCCAGAAACATTCTTCCCCTTACGTGCGGCCGTCTTCCTCTCCTTGAATTTCTCCCCCTCATATTCAGAAGAAAGACCGTCCATGCTATCCAAGATGTAGATGCATGGACGGTCACCCAAGAGACAGTCATCCAAGTGGTAATAAAAATCCTCCGCAGTTTGGCTATAAATGGGGATTCCGTTAACATCCTTTCTTGGGGGCGACAATCTCATCGCCACCTGTTTGCCAAAAAATCTTTCGATATCCATCAATGCGCCACCTTCGACATCATCGTAGATGAAACGATAATTAGCGAATGCGGGATTGATGGCCGCCTCGGCCAAACAGGTAAGCGTCAAAAAGGTCTTCCCACTAGCGGAATCCCCAACTACGAAAAAATACTTCCCCTTGGCAAATCCTCCTTTCCAGTTTCCCGTGCAGGCAAGATTGAGTAAAGTACTGCCAGTCGATAGCAAGTCGCCGACCTTGACCGCCTTCTCCTCGACAGTCTTTCGCATCAATCCCGCTTTAACCTTTTCCACAGAAGGCTTCACTTGATTACCTCCAATCATCACCGTCCCAGTCATCCGCCTCTTCCTCTTCTTCCTCCTCTTCTTCAGGTTCGGGCGGCTTTACGGCTTCCGTCTTCTTTGGCCGGCCGGGCCCCCGCTTCTTCGGCACCTGTGCCGACTCACTCTTTTTCGGTCGACCGGGCCCCCGCTTCTTCGCCGGCTCTGGTGCTGGCGGGGCCTCGTCTTCCAACTCATCATCGTCTTCTTCCTCCTCCTCTTCATCACTGTCCCAAGGCGCCTCAACACCCGCCAGCGGATCGTCATCAATCTCCTCGGGTATCTCTTCCGAAAAGGAATCCTCTGGATTTTCCTCTCCCTCCTCCTGCTCAGGAACGAATGCCTGGAAGGCCTCCTTCAAGTCGGCATAGGAGGTCTCAATCAGCAAGTCATCCAGACAAGGAAGACTGTCCAAGACATCGTCCCCGTAACTCGTCTTCCTCGGACGCATCTCAATTGAGACAGAATCGTAGTAGGTGCGGCTGGCATACCGCTTCTCCTTGAATCCGACCTTGATGGTCTTGCCTCCCTCAGGCAGCCAGAATTCATCGTAATGGTCGGACTCATCTGCGTTGTCGAGAAAGTCATTCAGCATTTCCCCGAACAGGTAGAAACTCACATCCCACAGTTGAATTCCCTTATCGGGGTCCTTCAAATCCTTGACCAACCACAATTGCCGCTCCTTCGGCTTCAGGTTCTGCAACACATCCTCATCCGTGCCCTCAAACTGCTCCAACCTGGCGCGTTCTTCACAGATCGGACAAGGTTTCCCCCAATTCCTACGGGGACAGCAATAGGTCTCGTTGTTGGGACCAACACCACGGTGTACAAAAAAAGTACGCTGCGCAAACCAGTCCCCCGGCCTGGCAAACTCTGACTTGACCTTGACTTCATAAGGCAAAAAGTCCAAGTACTTCGGACCTGCCTTATCCACCGAGAAGAAATCCATTCCCTCGGGCAGACTCACTGACTTGCTCTTGAAAGTTCCACGAGTTTCGCGGTACTTCTTCATTGAACCAAAACTACGCTTCTTTTTTGCAGCAGTCGTCATTCCTGTGCCTTTCATTAAAAATCTGACGGCCACGGTAAAACGCATAGGTTCCCAGTTTCACACTGGCGTAAACCATAAAAGGCACCATAGCCATCACAACCAAAATTGGAAATAAATTAGACATGCTCTCGTCGCTTTGATGTTCGTCGCTGAAATGACTGTCGTTTTGCATCCTCTACATACTCCTGTGCCTCCCCCTTTCGAGTTCTTGGTTTGCTGTAATAGTCCGATACATGCAATTCCACCAGCTTCTCCAATGCCTTCTTCCTCTGCTCCAAGGCCGAAACGGCGGCCTCAAAAATCCCCACTACATGTTTTGCCTCTATCACGATGTTGGCCGCCTCCCGGCACCGTTTGTCCATCGTCATAGCGTGTTCAATTGCCTTCTCAGTCGTTTTCTGCAACCCAAACTTCTCTGGGTCCCTGGCGATATGTTGATAGGTGTCCGCCTTGACGACCTCCAACTGATTTTTCGTCTCATCCAATGATCGCCTGGCGTCCACCAATTTCTCAGCAAACTCATGGTAAAACCTGGGCTGCCTCTCCCACTCCTCATCCAGTCGATAACGGTCAATAGAAAGGTCAAACCCTGTACTTTTTTCATTCATTTCATACTGCCTCTCTGTTCGCAAAAACCCGAACGGCGGGAACAGGGGGGAAGGTCAGCCTCCATGCTTTCCCGCCGTTCGGTATGAGTTACATCACCCTATTATAGTCCTGCTGCAACAGGGGACGCTTGTCCCACCAATTTTCTTCCCCTACCTCCACCTCCACCTCAAGAGGTGTAACAATCCACTTCCAGTGCTGCCGGATGTCCTGGGTGCTAATCTGCACCGCCTTAGCGACGACATCCTGCAATTCCGCACGATGTGCATCCATGATGATAGAGTCATGAATCTGCCCCACAATTTTGGATTTGAGTTTGTTTTTCTGCAACCACCTCTGTAATTGGGTCAAAGACCAGAGTAGGCAATGGAACGAACTCCCTTGAATGACAAGATTTGAAACTTGATTTCTTCGATAGTTTCCCCTGACCACAAACCCAGTTTTGTATCGGAACCACCCCCGTTGCAAGTACCTCTCCCACCACCACTGACGCCACTGATCGTACCGTTTGAAGGTCTCCCCCCAGAATTTCTCCTCCACCTGACTTATATGGTCTTCAAACTTAGAATAGTTATCAACCCCCTTGTCCTTCAAATGCTGCGTCACAGATATCCCATCCGCCGTCTGGAGTTTGTGTTTGTCAATCATTTTCCACATAGCAGGTGCGATATTAGCGAAGTAGCTGCCGTAAAATTCTGGGAAGACAAAACCATTCTTTCCAACATACCTCGTCATCTTCGTGACTTGGTCCAGGGGAAGCATAAAACATTGTGCCGCCGCATCCTTATGGAAATCATGCTTAGTCTCCAAATACCGAATCATCACAGGGTCCTGGTGGTACGGACAACCCAGATGCACTTCGAGGGCACTGTAGTCTACCTCTACCAGCACATGACCTTCTCGCGGAATGAACGCACGGCGAATGACTCTGGCGAACTCCGGGTCACGACTGGGAATATTTTGGAAGTTTGGTGAATCTGATGAACTTCTGTACGAACTCACCAAATGTAAATTGAAAAACGGATGGAGAAACCCGTCATCTTCCACTTCCCGACGTATCCCCGTTAGATACGTACTCTGCAACTTACCGAGTTTCCCCATCCGCAAATAGTCAACAAGGAATGGATGGTCTGCTGCTTCCAGGTCCTGTTCCGCCGTCCCCGGTCTGCCTGTCTTGGTGCGGCGAACACATTCCAATCCCATCAAATTGAAAAGTACATGACCCAGCTGTACCCGGCTACCAAGATTCGCCTTACCGGCGTAGTGCTTTGTCCAAACCTGCCAAACATCAGATGACTTGAGTTTCTCAGTAATGTTCCGAGTCTTGCCGGCGGCGACCTTTTGCATCTTCTCCAGGTATGGGACATCAATCCGCATACCATTGCTTTCGATAGCTGCCAAGGCAATAGCACCATCATGCATCAAGGAATAGGCTTCAGGGGTTGGGCGGATCATAATTCAAGTACAACCGCTCTACTGTCTTTTGCTTGGTCCGGGTATTAGAGGCCCTATTGTGTGCCGGTATGTCCACACACCGCCATCCAACTTGTTTTGCGACTGCCTCGTATGCATCATTTGGGTAGGTACTGAGAATAAACCGGCCCTCGATATGAGAGAGTATTTTCAACAACCGATCGTGCCCAGAGTCATCTAGCTCAAAGGTCCCGTAGGCATTTATCACAGTCCGCGTCTCGTGAGGATAGGGTGGGTCGACGTAGAAGAGACAATCTTTATGGTCATACTGCCTGATGAACTTAATCCCATCCATACTTCGTATCTCTACCCGTCTCAGTCTCTCTACGACTTCGGGAAGGTCATCCACTGTGGACAGCCACGCAGATACATGTTCGTTCATTCCCCTGCGCGTGCGGCGAGTTGGAGTTACATAGTCCTTTCCCAAAGCCTGTCGAGATTGGCGGTTGCGAATGAAGAAACGAATAGCCCTATCCACAGCCGTCACTTCATTATCGAGTCCCATAGCATCAAACATTACGGATGATAATGGAATCAATGATGCTTCTCTAATGAATTCCTCCGATTGGATTTGAAGAACAAGCCAAAAGTTGGAAAGTTCTCCATCCAAATCATTTACCGTCTCACTTATCCCCTCCGGGTCTTTGGCA